CACCTGTTACATACCGTGTACTAGGAATTCCTCTAGTTGAAGTTCCTTTGATGCCAGCAGACTATATCTCATTGACATTCCCAGAAAACCGTATTTGGGGATTCCAAAGAGACATTACTGTACATCGCGAATTCCAACCTAAGAAAGACACTGTAGAATATACAACTTTCTTACGTTTTGGTGTTCAAATCGAAGAAACAGATGCAGTTGCATTCTCAAAGAACTAATTAACTTTTAGTTCACAGAAGGGGGGATAGTAAAATATCCTCCCTTCAATCTTTTTACAATGATATAATTAGTAAGGAGGAATTTTATTTATTATGGAAATATTAAATGAAAGACAATATAAAAAAGTTACTGGCCTAACAGCCACTTTTACAATTTCTCCAAGTGGAACATATACATTAGACTATGAAGACCTATATACAGGTGAAACATTCTCAGCATCAGCAACCACAATATCTGGAGCAGTATCATTTAGCCTTGACTCAAAATATTTAAACTATACTGGATCGCTAGCAGCATCAGTTAAAAACTCTATTGGTGATACAGTAATTTTAACGAATATTGAAATCATAAGACCATATTGCAATTTAGACACAGTAGCCTCTGCATTGAGCATTACTGATGGAAAAGAAATTGAATATGAAAGACTAGCAAGATATATTATAGACTCACAAACTCAAGGGTTTCCATTCCTTCGTAAAGAAAAAACAGTGGTTGGAAATGGATCCGACTATTTGCCAATAGATGAAAAAATATACAAGATTTATAAAGTATATGAAAATCAAGATTTACAATATGATTCTAGCCTAAGTGCTAGTGCAAATGACGTTGTTTATGCAATTACAAAAGATGGCACATCAATAACTAACGTAGACGATGAAACACCAGAGAATAAAGTCAATTATAGACAGGTATGGATGGAAAGATATCTAGATGTTCAATTTGCTGAAAATGCCGAATATACAATTGACGGAGACTTTGGATATAAAGTTGTTCCTCAAGACATACAAGAAGCATGTGAATTATTAATACAAGATATTAAAAACGATAATCTAAAATATATAAACAGATATATTGAATCATTTGATAATGAAGACTTTAAGATTAAGTTTGCTAAAAATCCAAGTACTGGAACTGGCAATATGTTTGTAGATAAAATTTTGGAGAAGTACAGAAACAGGCTTCGTATCGGGGTGTTGTAATGATTTTAGAGACATCTAGTCTTGACGACTTATTATTTCCAATGACAGCAGATGTATACTATGCTACAACTAGACAACAAGACTACGGCAATATATCTAAAACATGGGTATACGATAGAACAATAGATTGTTCAATTATTAGTGAATTGTCTACAAGAGGCTTTAATGGAGAACTTAGAACAAAAGGTACAGACTTTATCTATGACTCAAATGCATTTTTAAGAACTAAACAAGATCTAAGACAAGATAGTAGTGGAATTTATCATCCTATTACGTCTATATCAGTAACAAACATAAAAGATCCATCTGGAGCCTATGTATGGATCAATGGTCAAAACTTAGTTAATTCAGCAGGGGTAGTAAATACTAAATATGAAGTTAAAACTATAGTACCTACATTTGACTATAACCATAATCTAAGACATTTTAGACTGTACATAAGTAAGTCTCAAGTGCAAAAGTGGGAATCATGATTACAGCAAAAATAAATGTTAATAATGTCTCACAAGTTTTAAAGAATGTTGTTCAATATACAGATGGCTTTACAACAGAGTTAAAAAGAAACCAAAAGAAAATAACTAAGAATATAGCAGATGAATCAATAGATGTTTTCTACGATTATCTAGACGGCCTTGCTAGATCACATCCTGGAATGCTACACCACGTATATGAATGGGGTCAAGTTGGAAACCCTGGTGGAAGACTATTTGAACTAACATCTGCTTTAAAAGGTAATAATGCATTAGTATCTGCAGAGTTTTTGTATTCCGATACAACCCCGCCAAATAGTGATCAAGAATTTTTTGATAAAGCAAGAGTAATGGAAGAAGGAATAGAGGTAGTTATAAATGAAGTTAATGCCAAAGCATTGTTTTTTGAAGTGGATGGAGAAGAGTTTTTTAGAAGTGGTCCTATCGTAATAGCAAACCCAGGAGGTGCTGCAACAAGAGGATCTTTTGTTAGAGCATTCAATGAGTTTTATGGGATATATTTTACTAATGTATACTTGGACTCAATAGGATTTTATAAACACTTTTCTAACCCTAAAGAATATAGTAATAAATTTAGAAGTGCTGCTAAAAATAGAAATGCAAGATCAATAGGAAAACAAGCAGCATTATCTTGGATCGTAAAAGGACCAGGTGGTAGACGATGAAGATTTATAGACCAGAAAACATTATTAATGAATATGTTTGGGAACAGTTTAAAACTCAGGCACCAGCCTTTTATAACCTATACCCTAAGACCGTAGGTGGTCCAGACTTTATACCATTTTTCCCAGCGGGTGCAGGAAATATTCCTCCTGATATATTAGAGAATGATTTACCATATATTATATTTGATAAGTTTACAAAAGTAAGAACAGGATCATATAAGTATTTTTATCCTATAAAAAGTGAGCAAATGAGATATACAATTTATGGTGGGTCTTTATATGGAGATGCTCCTAACGGTGCAGATAGATATGGAGTAACAATCAACCTAACAAGTCTTATCACAGCAATTTTAGATAGAGAAGATACCGCAGCACAAGATATAAATCAATTTGCTGGAACATTAAGAGACTATGATGAATCTACCTATCCAGACTTATTTAAGTATAGTTTTCACTGTATCAATGTGTTTCAGTCAGGGTATGCAGAAAGTCAACAAGATGTATCTGATTTAATGGAATATAGACCATCTAGAGATCTTATTATCAAATATGACTATCATTCTAAGCAATATAATGAGTAATAAATAGGTATATAATTAGTATTGAGGAAATCGCCCCACTTTTCCTAAAAACAAGGAAGGTGAAATAAAATATGGCATTAGGTAACAGCAACCAAATTATCGTAGGTGCCGCTCGTCTGTTCGTATCAAAAGGAACAGGTGGCAAAGGTGCCTTGAAGTACTCACAAGGTTCTGGATCAGCAGCAGTTTATAACTTTACTGGTTCAGGTAGCGTATCAGGAATTCCTTCATTCGTATCTGGAACACCGTTCGCAGACACAATGGAAGCATCATCTGATTATAACAACGTAGGTTACACCATGAACGGTTTGGAATTACAATTCCAACCAGACTTCGGTGAAGTCCAAGTTGATCAATTGCTAGACGTTGCAAAACTTTACAAACAAGGTATGCAAGTTAACATGGCAACAGCATTTGCTGAAGCAACACTTGAAAACTTATTGTTAGCAATCGCTGCTCCAAGTACAGATAAATACGATGGTGCAACTGAAGATACACTAGTCTTAAACTCTGGAGAACTAGGATCTGTTCCAGTTGAACGAGCAATCGTTGCAATCGGACCAGGATCTGGAGACCCAGACGCAACTGGTGCATCAGCAGTAGAACGCGTATATGTAGCACACCGTGCACTCTCAATTGAAAGTGTAACAGTATCTGCAAAACGTGACGAACCATCAATGTTCGAAGTATCATTCCGTCTACTTCCAGCATCAAATGGATCATACGGTAAAATCGTAGATCGCGTACGTGGTTAAAAACAATTAAATAGACACTTAGCCCATCTCTCTTGTCGAGAGGTGGGTTTTGTGCTATAATTTTACTATGTCCTTAAGGAGGATAAATGGCAACAAGTGTCTATGAAATTGTAGAAGTTGAATTACAAGACGGTACGAAAGTAACAATGAAACCTTTAAAAATTTCTCTATTGAGAGATTTTATGAAAGAGTTTCAAAAAATATCAGACACGTCAATTGCTGAAGACAATATTAAATCAATGGATTTGCTTTTAAGTTGTGCTGCAATTGCTATGAAGCAATACAAGCCTGAAATAGCAGATAAAGCAAAATTAGAAGAACTTATTGATTTACCAACAGTTTATAAAGTAATTGAAGTGGCTGCAGGAATTAAGTTGAACGACCCAAACGCACTAGCGGCGGCTCTAGTTGGTCAGAACTAGATCTCGCCGAGATAGAATCTAAAGTATTTCTTCTAGGACTTTGGAAGAATTACGAGGAACTGGAGAATTCTTTATCTCTACCTGAATTAGTAGAAATACTAACTACTAAAAGAGAAGAAGAATATGAAAACAAAAAGTTCCTTGCTTCACTAAAAGGAATAGATTTAGATAAAAATTCTAAGTCGTCTCACGATGCTTGGGAAGCACTAAAGGCAAGGGTTTTCAGCAATGGAAAAACCTCTAACCCTAATGACATAGTGGCACTGCAAGGTGTTGCTGCAAAGCAAAAAGGCTTTGGGATTGGTCATGGGTTAGATTACGAGGTGATTAGTTAGTGGCTGATGTAGCCAAGGGTATTATTGATATTGAGATCAATACGGGTAATGCCGCTGCCCAATTAAAGGCTTTACAACAACAAATAAACGCATTTACAATTGCGGTAAATAAAAATAATAAATTTCAAAGTAGTGCCACTGCTAAATATACTACTGAATTACAAGACTTAGTTAATGCAAGCAGATTCTTTACTGCTGAAACCGTAAAGATGAAAACATCTGCTGGTGCATTAGATGCTACCCTAAGAAAAGGTCAAGCAACTCTAGGTCAATTTTTTAATGCTAAATTTAATAGAAACAGTGCTTTATTTGCTGAAACAATGGGTCTTGCCGCAGAGCGTTCAAGAACATTACAAACTCAATTTATAGCCACAACTGGTGCATCAAGAGGCATGCAAGAGGCTCTTGCTATCAGACCTCTAGCAGCATTTAGTTCCGAGATGGCTATTGCTACACAAAGATCTCAAATTCTTACTTCGATGTTTAAGCAAGGAACAACACAATTAATTAACTTTGGTAAGAATGTTCAGTGGGCTGGTCGTCAGTTGATGGTTGGTTTTACACTACCGTTGACAGTATTTGGATCAACTGCTGGCAAAACATTCATGGAACTAGAAAGACAAGCAGTAGCATTTAAAAAAGTTTATGGAGACATCTTTACCACACCTGCAGAATTACAAGGCAATATGGATGCTGTTATGGCTTTGGGTAAAGAATATACAAAATATGGAATTGCAGTTAAAGATACAGTTGGCTTGGCTGCTCAGGCTGCAGCAGCAGGTCGTAGAAATAAAGATTTAACAGACGCAGTAACTCAAGCAACTAGGTTATCAACACTTGGTCAAATGGATCAAAATCAAGCACTTGATACAACAATTGCTTTGCAGTCAGCATTTAGACTTAGTGGACAAGAGTTAGCAGATACAGTTAACTTCTTAAACATGGTTGAAAACCAAACTGTAGTAAGTTTACAAGATTTAGCAGCAGCAATTCCACGTGTGGCACCAGTTATTAAAGGTTTAGGTGGAGACGTAAAAGATATGGCTGTATTTCTTGCAGCAATGCAGGAAGGTGGAGTATCCGCAGAGCAGGGTGCAAACGCACTAAAGTCAGGTCTTGGATCTTTAATTAACCCAACAAAACAAGCAAAAGAAATGCTTGCTGGATTTAACATTAATCTAGATGCAATTGTCCAAAGAAATCGTGGAGATTTAATGGGCACTGTAATGGATTTCGCAACAGCACTTCAAACTTTAGATGAATTCTCTAGACAACAAGCATTAGAGCAAGTATTTGGTAAGTTCCAATACGCTCGTCTAGGTGCACTATTTGAGAATATAGTTAGAGATGGATCACAGGCAAGTCAAGTTATAGACACTATGGCATTCTCCTCTGAACAGTTAAGACAAACTGCTGAGAGAGAGTTGTCTGTTATTGAGCAATCATTTGGTGTGCAATTAACCGCGGCTATTGAAAAATTTAAATTAGCAATTGCTCCTATAGGTCAATTATTTGTTCAACTTGCTATTCCTGTTGTTAATTTCTTAACTAAGATAGTAGAAGGATTTAATAATCTTCCTGACTTTTCAAAGAAATTTATAGCACTAGCAACTATTATTACTGGCTTAGTTATACCTGCTGGAACAATGTTTTTTGGTTTATTAATGAACCTAAGTGGAACTCTTGCTAAATTATTACAATCTCTTGGAATATTTTCTAAAGGATTAATGAAGGGTGGGGTTGTAGGCGGAATTCAAGCAGTAACTCAATCCATGAAGTATATGTCTCTTGAAGAGATAGACGCCGCAATTGCAGCAAAACAGTTGGGTTCAGCAACCATGTCTGCAAACGATGCTTTCCGTGCTCAAGTTTCTGCCGCAGAGGGTGCAAGGGCAGCAGTTAGAAACTTAGGCGATACATATTCATATTTAATAAACAGAATGGCCGAAGCAGCATCCTTATCTAAATTTACATTTGCTGCACCAGGAACTGCATTACAAACAGCACAAGCAAGATCAAGAAATATTAAAGGTGCTTTCCCAAGAAGATTTGCTACAGGTGGTCAAGTTCCAGGAACTGGTAATCAAGATACAGTTCCAGCAATGTTGACACCAGGAGAATTTGTTGTAACAAAAGATGCAACTAGAAGCATTGGTGCAAAGTTCTTAGAAAGATTAAATATGGGTGGAGTTGCTGGATACTTTGGTGGCGGAGATGTAATAGAAAATAAAAGAAATCTAGATATATTAGCACAAGAAGCCGTAGAAAGAAGTGGTATTGGAGTTAGACCAGGAAAGTTATCGCCATCTCAAGCAAGAATGTTTGGACCACCACTTGAACTTACACACTTAGGATCTGGAGGAGATTTTGTTAAACCATCTGGACTCACTGGAGGCCAAGAAAAAATATTTAATAAGGTTGGCAAATTTGCAACACAACAAGAAGGATTTACAGCATTTTTACCTAGATCAATTAATCAAGCATTAAGAAACAGTGTTGGAAGTGGAGTAAAAGCATCTGATCTGTTGTCATATTTAAGAAATACTCCAGCAGGTCAAACCTTTGGTCCACTAGATCAAGTGCTAGGTAAAACTGGTAGAGGAACGGGTTCTGATAGAGTTCAAGCAGCAATGGTAAGAAAACTAGAATTAATGGTAAAGACTGGTCGAGGCGATGAATTACTATTTGATAAGCATGTAGGCCCAATCTATCAAAGGGCAATTAAAAAATTATATCCTGAAACATATTCTTTATTAAAGAGACCAATGCAGTGGAGAGCAGATACAAAAGAAATTTATAATAAGATAGGAATATCAAAACCAACTGACATTGAAAGCCCTAGAACAATAACAAACCTTAGAGCAAAAGGTCTTGTTGTTTTAAATAAAGGTAAAAAATTAGCAGGAGATATAACAAAAGATCAAAAGTCTCAATTTATCAAAAACCTACCAAAAGGAAGTATTGGTGTTTATAGAAATAAATCAGGAAAAGTAAACTTTATAGGAAGAGATGGAAGTATTGTTGGAGCAAGTTACACTGGTGGAGCAAACATACCTGCAGCATTATCAGGACTAAGAAACATATTGGTAACAAAAAATAAAGGTGGAGATATAAATAGTAGTGGGACTCAAGCAGCACTATTAACTCCAGGAGAATTTGTTGTCAACAAAGATGCAGCAGCAAGAAATAGACCATTCTTAGACGCATTAAATGCTGGTAAAGTAAAGAATTTTCAACAAGGAACAAGAAAAGAAAGAAACCAAAGATATCAAAATATTACTGGAAGAACAGTTGGCCAAGCAAGGATGGCGGCAATTGGATCTCGTGTTGGTGGAGGAATCGGTGGTGCTGCTTTTACAGGCTTTTTGGCTGGTCCAGCATTACAGTCAAGTTCTAACCAAGCAGTTAGTGCAATTGGAAAAGTTGTAACAGGTGCCTCTATTGCCGCTAGTGCATTCCAAGTTTTAGGACCAGTATTAAGAGTATTAGCAACAAGATTACCATTCCTTACAAATCCAGTAGGTTTAGTAATTACAGCATTTATGGCAACTTCTGGATTGTTAAGCATTGTTGTAAATAAAGAATTAAAGAAGGTAGCAGATGCTGGTGCTGCTATGACAAGAGCAATGTATGGATCTACAGAAAATATTGAAGCAATGGCTGAATCTTTTGGAAGAACTACAACTAGACAAAGATTAGCAGAAACAAGAGCAAGTAGAGCAGGTGGAGGAATTAGTGCTGAAGCACAACAATTCTCAACACAATATATACAAAGTGATGCAGGAAAGAAACTATTGGCAGACATTGAAAAGGTAAGAGCAGCAGGTGGAGACGCTGCTCTAGCAATCAGAAATCAAGTTTCGAAAGCAGTTGTTGCTGGAGCAATTACGCCAGATGAAGCAGAGGCTATTGCAAAAGATATTGGTTTAGCATTAAATGATCAGAGTTTAGCGATAGATGCAGTTGGAAAAATATCAAAACTATTTGGACCTAATGGAGAATTATTAGAAAATAACATTTTACAGATTGCTGCTGAAATATCTCCTAAGTTTAATCTGTCTGACATAATTACTTTAGCACAGCAACAAGTAGAAGAAGGCAACTTTATATCTAAACTATTTGGTATTGAAGAAAACCAAGTAAGAGAAAATGTGGCAAACAACATCAATGAAATACTAAAGGGTGCAAATGAAAATATAGCAGCCTCTATGGATGTACTGACAACCCAGTATGAAGATGGAGAAATAAGTTTTACTAAGTATCAAGAAGGAATTAAACAACAAACAGATTTAATAAATAAAAATACCACTAAAGCAATAGACTCTTTTGCACAGTATTTAGGTAAAACAGATGCTGAGTTAAAAAATCTTTATGATAGAAATAAGTTTGGTAACTTAAGAACTCAAGAATCAAAGGCTGTTGTAAAGTTTTTTGATGATCAAAGAAAAGCAGCAGAACAGTCACTAGTTGGAGTTGGTCAAGGATTTGAGTCAAGCATTGTTGATGCTGTATTTACTGGACTAGCAGATGGAGATGTCTTAAAGGCAACAGAATATTTCAATCAACTAACAACTGGAAATATAGATAAAGATCTAGTTGATAAAATAGTTAAAGCACTTACTGACAAAGGATTGATAGAAGCAGCAAATGCATTTAGAAATTATATTACACCTCAAGTTACATCTCGTGCACCTGATGGAGTAAAGCCACCAGTAACCTTTCAAGAAGAAGATCCACCAGGATCAGGTGGAGAAAAGTCTAAGATTCAAATATTAGAAGAATCAATTAAGCAAACAAAAGAGTATTCAGCAGCACTTAGCGTGTTAGTAAAAAGAGGATTGTCACCAGAAGCAGCCGCAAATCTAGATGCTGCCACTGCAATTGAATTAGTTAAAAAGAAAAGACTAGACTTGGTAAAAGCAGTAAATCAACAAGCAGCCGCTCAAAGAGTTTTACAAAATATAGTTAAAGGTGAAGACGAAAGACAAGTAGATATTTTAGAAGCACAAACAGATGCTATTGACGCTAACATAGAAGCGGTACAAGATCAAATAGATGCTATCAATAAATTAAATGATGCTGATCAAAGACAACTTACTGTTAGAAACAAAGCATTAGAAGATCTGTCTAAGAAAGAAGAAAATGTAAATAAATCTTATAATGCAAGAATTGATGCTTTGAATAGAGTAAAAGAAGCAAATGCTCAAGTAGCACAACAAGAAAAAAATAGACTTGATTTAGCCAGTGCCTTAACTAGTGGAGATATCGCTGCTGCAGCACAGGCTGCTTTGACAATGACAGAAGACTTTGCTCAAGGTCAAATAGACAATACTCAAGCAGAACTAGAACTACAAAGACAAAGAGAAATTGATGCATTAACAACATCAGTAAATGGACAACTCTTAACAAGACAACAGATAGAGTCACAAATTGATTCAATAAACCAAAGAATGTATGAAAGAGATCTTCAAACATGGCCACTACAAGATCAAATTAAAAACTTAGAGTCACAAAGAGAAGTTATTGCAAGACAGATAGAAGCAACTCAACTAAGAATTAGAGCCCGACAAATAGAGGAAGAAGCAAGAGTTGGAAGATTAGTGGGCTACTATAAAGATATTGCTAAATATATAAATCAAGCAGCGAATAGAAAATATGACCCAACAGCAGCCAACGCTGGTGGAGTTATTAAAAAAGCATTTGGAGGTTTCCTAAAGTATACATCTAATGAACCAGCACCAGGCATGGCCATGGGTGGAAAGATGAAGAAGTATGCTGTTGGTAACATAGTTCCAGGCTTAGGAAATACAGATAGAGTTCCAGCACTTCTTACACCAGGAGAATTTGTAGTTAGAAAATCAGTTGCTGCAGAAAACATGGATATGCTTAAAGCACTTAATGGAGACGTATTTCCATCAATAAAGGGAACTGGCTCATCAGTAGAGTTAGGATCAGTAGCACCAACAACATCAACAATAAATAACACTCCAGTGTATACTTATAATGTAAACGTTAATGTTCCAAACACAGATGCCTCACCAGAAGAAATAGCAAATGTTGTAGTTGGAAAACTTAGAAGAATGACAGATACAAACTTAAGGAGCAATAGACTTTAATGGTTAATTCAACATATATTCAAAATAGATTTGCATATACCAGACCACAAGCAATTGCATGGGCAGACTCATATACCCTTAGTGGAGGATTATTTATACCAGATGGCAATACCGAAGGTGAAGACTTTTTAATACTATCAGACCATAATAGAAGTGAGATTAATTTTACTAAACAAAGAATAGAAAATAAACAAAGAATGATATCTGGAACAATGCGTTCTTATCATATTGCAGACAAAACAAATGTTTCTTGGTCTTGGGAAATGCTTCCTTCTAGAGCATTTAGTGGAGATCCAGGGTTTGACTCTAGTGGAATACAAACATATTCTGCAGAAGAATATACAGCAGATGGCGGTGCAGGTGGAGTTGATCTAGTAAAGTGGTACGAGGCACATCAAGGATCTTTCTTTATGCTTTTGGCTTATGATAGATATGATAAATTTGATACAGCACCATATGCACACTTACAACAATATAATGAAGTTCTAGAAGTATATTTCTCTGACTTTGATTACTCAGTAGTTAAAAGAGGATTTACTACACATGATTTTTGGAACATATCGGTATCAGTTGAGGAAGTATAATGTTTAACGATGAAGAGTTATTAGACCATCTTCAAACTGTAAATACCTTAAAGGTTGAGTCTTTAGTAACAGCAGAATGGAATCTAAATGATTTACAGTCTATAGAAAATTATGGAAACTATAGATATAGACCAAATGATTCTGCTTCACCAATATATAATGCCTTAGTATCTTCATATGATGTAAATGATGAAGGTAATTTTTACTTAGACGCATTAGAGTCAAAAGTGATATCAGAGTATGCAGTAGATGACAACGATGCATCATTATTGTTTACAAATACAGAAGTAGATAGAAGTTTATACTTTTCATTAAAAGAATGCTTTCAACCATTTAGACCTAGATCGGGTATAAATAAAGCATTATTCTTTGATAATAAATACATAGATAATATTACATCTGCTAGAAGACCAAGATATTATTTAGCATCTAGATATGATAAATTTAAATACTGGAATTCATATAGAAGAGAATTATATAAAGCAAATGCTAGTGCTAATTTTATTAGTAAAGAAAGAGGTATATCAAATAAGACTCAAGCAAATGCTATAGGATATGAAATAGAAGATGCCGTTCCATTTGTTATATATGAAAATAATTTTGCAATTAATAGAATAGTTTTAAAGATGCAAACAAATCTTGCCGAAACATCTAAAGGCACTATAAGAAATAGACTAGATGATGTTAGCGTAGAAGATCCACTAGGAGACATTAACAAATCAAGTATTCCAAAAAGGTGGTCTATTCAGTACCTAGACGAGGCAAATAACTGGAATACTGCTATAGACTTTGATGAAGATAGCACAAGAAGAGACGGTACTAATATAGTTAAATATGATGGATATGTTGAATTATATTATGGATTAATAGCACCAGATGATTATAAAACTAATTTTAACTTAGTTGACAATTTAAGTTCTAGTGCTCTTTTGGTAAATGGCCTACTTGCTGGAGAGGCATACCTAGTTGGATCAAGTACAACAGACCCAGGTGAACTTTATATTTGGGATGGAGCAGCGTGGGACATATCTGTTCCAGAATATGGATTTTCTTTATTAGAAGACGATGATACAAAACGTATAGGAATGGTTAGAACACTTGTTGACCCAGAGTACTTTGAGATAGACGGTATAAGAACATACAGAGAAGTAAAATATATTAAAGGTTTAAGAGTCGTAGTAGAAACTATGTATGGACCAGAAACTACCTTTGACTTAATAGAATTATCTCCAAGACTAAAAGCAGATATATCAAACTATGTATCAACATTTGAAACAAATAGATCTTTAGCAAAATCAAATACTGGATTACCAGTTGGTGGACTATTAGCATCAAACGGACAAATTACCTTAATGAATTACGATGAAGCATTTAGTGAAAACAATGACAGCAGTTTAATTAAAGGATTACTAAAACCAAATGTAAAGTTTGACTTCTATGAAGCAATATTAGATGTTAATGGGTTTGATAAATTTATACCTATAAAAACATTATATTCAGAAGAATTTCCCGTAGTTGTTGGAGGACTCTTTGATGTTAATGTTCCACTTAGAGATAGTTATTTTAGATTTGAAACAGCGACAGCACCATCAATACTATTAAATAATACTACACTAACAAAGGCAGTAGCAGTTCTTTTAGACAGCATTGGCTTTAGCAATTATATATTTAGAAACATTACAACAAAGAATGATCCAGTAATACCTTTCTTTTTTGTAGAAACAGATGCATCCGTTGCAGAGGTATTAGAAAGATTATCTATATCAACACAAACAGCAATGTTCTTTGACGAAAACAATGATTTTGTGATTATGACAAAAGACTACCTACTTCCAGACACTGCAGACAGAGCAGTAGACTACACACTTTATGGACAAAGAACTGCAGCCTCTTCTGGATCAGTTTTGCCAAACATAATTCAAATAGAGGGTGTAGATACAAAAATTTTAAATAATGGAAAAATTAATTATGTTACTAGATACATACAAAGATCACCAGCATCACTTTCTCAAGCAACTAAAATAGATGAGGATAGAACATATATATACAAGCCAGTTTTGCTTTGGGAAGTTGGAAATGACATTGCAACCAAAACTATTAACGAACAATCAAAAAGTACTGGATTTTCTTTAGGAGCCGTTGCTTTAAATACAACTCTTAACGACCAGCCCCCAAGCGTAGAAAGCAATCTTGTTGTGAATAATATTATAGACCTAGGAGAAAATGTATATTGGCTACCTAGATTTCAAGGCTATCTATATGCTAACGGTGAAATTATTAGATATGATGCAGTTGAATACACAATACCAGGACAAGGAACATTTTGGATAACAAGTAATCAAGAATATCAAAAATATTTTGCAGAGTTGCCATTCAATGGAAAAATGTATCCTACTGGAAATGTTAGAATTTACTCAGAACCATACTATGTTAACTTAGCATCAGCAAGTGTTGTTGGACTAGATCCAGGAGTAACATATAAAAATGGAGAAGTAAAGTCACACGGAAGAGCACAATTTGGTACAACTATAACAGAGCATACTGCTGGATTATCTTCTTACTGGACTGACAACGCAAATGTTCGTGGCATTAAAATGTCATCAAATTATATATTTACAACAACCCCTACAAACTCTATATCTTTTCCACCAAAACAAAGTTTAAACTTAGCAGGCGTTGGTATGGATAATACAACCGCACTATCTTCAACAAGAACTAGTATTATTGCTAATTTTATGCGTCAATCAATACCATCTGATGATGTATTAAAAGATTATAAAACTACAACTGCTGGAACTATTCAGTCTTCAGCCTTAGTATTTACTGGGCCAACACCTTTACCAACAAATATTGAAAAAAGAGATTTTGTTACATATGTATATAAAGAAATGAATAATGACTTTAAACATTTTGGAACTAGAATGAGAATTATTGGAAAGTCTATCTATGGAGATAAAATTTTAACACCACAAAATGCTGTAGACTATTATACCGTAGAGCCTTTGACAGCAAACGATACTCCTAAGATTGAAGGTGGCTCTGGAGGAATTGCTGTATTACTAAACTCATCAACTGGATGTGGATACTATTTTGAAATTGTATCTCTAACTGGAGATAACTTAGAAAGATATACAACAGCAGACGCTACAACTGGTGCAACTACAAGCGTAGTTCATAATGTTATATTTTATAAAGTACAGCCTGGTACAGTAAACAACACAACAGTAGCAGTTCCGTATAAATTATGGGGTGGGCTAACAAAGATATTAGTAGATGAAGGTAGGTTTGTTGGAAACGACAGGGTAGCAAATCAAACAAATCCAACTGTATATGATCTATCTGTAGAATATGAAAACATTGGAGATACTAGAAGATTCTATCTATATATAAACAATATATTAATATCTACTGTAGATGACACTTCTCCTTTGCCTTTATATAACAACATAGCATTATTTACTAGAGGTCCTTCAAAGTGTATGTTTGATAATGTTTATGCACTTAAAAATTTGCAAAGTAAAGAAAGTAGTGTATCTGTAGTCAATAGTACAAGTAAACCATTTTCTAGCAAGGAAATACTATCATCTGACGCTCTTAGAACATATGCTATGTCTGGAATAGTTCAGTCAACATATCTATCTGGAATTAACCCTAATAGTGGTCCAAAGTATTCTATATATTTTGATGAGTTTGGAACTATATTTAGAGAATGTGCATACTTTAATGTTAAATATGACAAAGCATACCCAGCATTTTTAGCATTCTTAGCACCTACATTTAATAGCGAAAGAACATATACCGCTTCTGGATTTAGGGCTGGATCATACGGTGCTGAATTTTTGGTGTTCAATAATACAGATAAGGCTATTGTTCTAGATGAAACATCTGGAAGTTATTTAAGAATTATAGGAGTAACCTTTACTCAAAATACATCTGGTGTATTAAACGTAGACGACTACTTTAAAGACTTGTCAAACTTTAGCGATCCAGTGGTAGTTAACAATGTTATAGTTTCTCCACAAGTATCAGAAAAAACATATCAAAACGTTAAGTCAAGCAGATCTAAATACGGAGATAGGTCATTTACATTAGAGTCTCCATATATTCAAAGTTATGATCAAGCACGCGATATAATGGAGTGGATGGTTAAAAAAACTATAAGACCTAGAAAAAATATGTATATTGAAACATTTGGGACACCTCATATACAACTTGGAGATTTATTGACAGTAAACTATAGATTCCCAGAACAAAATAATCAAGAAGGAACTATTTTTGTAGATATAGATAAAAAGTTTGTTGTAACAGAAATATTTTATTCTAGATCAGCAAGTGGAATTAGAAATAGATTAAGGATGGTGGAAGCATAATGGCAAAACCAGCAGCAGGTAAAGGTGGAGGAGGAAAAGCCTCTCCATCCAGTAGTCCAAAAGTACAGAAGTTAGCAGAGGCTGTTAAAAAAGCCAATACTGGAATACAGGGAACTAGAAAGCCTGGAACATCTACAAATAATTTATTTGCTTATTCATACACAAAGCCATTTAGGGCTCCAATTGGAGTAGATAAAAAAAGAAAGAAAAGGGGGAAGCAAGGGGGAGGCGATACGGTATTGCCACCAGATCCAGGTCCAGCGTTACCACCACCAGATACAGGAGATTTTTCATTTACGCCACCACCAGTAATGGTTCCAGAAAGAGACGTGGTTAATCTAGCAACAGAAGAATTAGATGCTAAGACCATAGAAAACTTATTGTTTGAAAACATAGGTGCTAATGAGTTAGTAAAGTTTGTCAGACACGACACGGTAGAGGGAAATAATCCATCATATAATATTATATCCAATCTATCTGATATAAGAAGAAAGTTTAACCCTGATGAATTAATATCTGTACAAACATCTGATTCTACTTTTATAAGTAACTCTATTAATTTAAATAATAAAATACCTAGTGATGAATATTTAGAAGCCCTTGGACTAACAGACTATGTATATATAGATGAAAGTGGAAATCTAATCATTGAGGTAGTTAATATGAGGGATAAAGAAGTAGTAGAGGTCCAAATCGATTCTAATGGTACAATATACGAGGTGAACTAATTTGATTACAACAAATGGAAAAGAAATTATTGCAAAGTATCTTTTAGATCAGGCACCAGCATTTGCTACATATATTGCTGCTGGAACTGGTAGAAAGCCAGAATTAACTGGGGTAGAGGCCACTGTCTCACCATCTGCACAAGTATTAGATTTTGAAGTTTTTAGAGAGCCAATCATTGCAAAAGGTTTTGTAAGAGAAGATGATGGAACAGAAAAAATAGTATTTAAAGCACAAATGCCTACAACTCAAAGATATTTAATTTCAGAAGTTGGGGTATATCCAGCGGCAACAAACGTTACAGCGGGAAAGTATGATAGTAGACTTTTGATTACCTATACGCCAGCAGAAACATGGTCATATGTAAATAATGGATCAGCATCTGCAGTGCTTTTTGAACCAGATGGAGTTGTAAACTTTGCAAGTGGCAGTGTTGTAACTAACGATATTACCACAACTACAAAAGCACAGTTTATTAACTCTGACTCAAGCATATTTGATACATCATTGAGATCAGCAAGATATGAGCAGCCAAGATTATTAAATCGTGCTCTTA